TCAATGTGCCATCTGATTCAGGCAATCTTACAGGAGTTGATTCTGCCTTGGTTGGCTTATTTACTCAAGATGGGCAGTTCATTCAGCAGATAGGAGAGGCAATAAAGCCGACTGGGCCTGAATGCTCTACTCCAAATGTTTGCTCAATAGTTTTCTCTTATACTTTATTGGCTGCGGATGTAGATGCTTACTTAGATACTATTAATTCGTACATCCCAGTAAGTCCTCTTTTGCCTAATAGTACATTAAGTTGGTCAATTGTCGATGAATTAGGAACATCAATAACCATTGATAATTATTTCATTGGATTTGGAGATACTCCATTGACAATGATTGATATTATTGCAATTGCCGGAGATGCTGGCATTACAGTAGTTGAAACTGCAGGAGATTATAACTTTTCAATTACTGCCTTTAATTTAGCTTGTGGGCATTCTTATTTCTTAAGAAACAGAGTCTATACAGTTGAATCAAGTGATATTCTTTGGGAATCAGATTCTACTGCCTGTGTTTGTAATTTAATCCCTACAGATCAATTCCAAGCTACAAGCTTAATTCCGGCAGTTGCTACTGGATGTTATAGGCTTGGGCTGTATGCGGAATCAGAAGGAGGATTTTACCTATATTCATTGAGCAACATAATCAACATTGATTCCTCAGATTGCTTTAGCACTATGCTTGAATTTTGGGCTAATGATGAGTCCATTGCTCAGGGATTTGAGTACTTCAATGGATGGAAACAAAGAATAAGACTTGGTCTAAATGGTGGAGGGGCAAAGCCAGTAATTGAAGAAAATCTTTATAGGCAAAGCAACGGAGTACATAAAAGGCCTCAGAACAAGCAGGATTTATCATTAGATTTGCATTCAGATTTTATTGATGAACAGACTCAGCTTGCGCTTGTTGATGCCACTCGACATCCATACTTAGTTTGGAACAATAAATCAATCTTTGTGAAGGGAGATATTGATGTTGCCACCATTCAAGATTTTACTACACAGTCATCATTTGAAACCTTGGCTCAGGTCAAGTTTTCGGCACTCGTTCAAGGCTTTCAGCCAAAAAACTCAAGTTGTTTAACTTGCTAACAAAATGTCAATATTTTCACTCACTTGCCCGGATGTAGGTTGCTATCAGAATTTTCTGTGCGACCCTGAGTTTCAAAATAAAATTATTGCAGTGGCTTATGTAAAGAAGTCAGCTGCTTTATCATCCGTTGAAAAGGCTACTGCTGATTCATGGATTGCTGCTCTTTATGATCGCTACCTTAATGGCGAAGGTTACTTGGTGCTTAACACATCAGGAGAGAAGCCTAAACCGGATACTGCAACAACAGCAGGCCGAGGCATGCAGAACACTAAGGCTCTTGCCAAGACTCATACTCTGACCTATCAGGACATGCAGGGAGTTGTGCAGAATAATGTACAGTTCTACAATGATATCCTTGGTTCAAGTCAGAATTATGACTTCTACTACTTCACTCCAAATCGCATTTGGGATGCTTCAGGTTATTATGTTACAGTAATTGGTGACCCAATTGTAACAGCTGACTTGAACACTTATCAGATGGCTGAGGTTAGTGTGAACTGGGTTTCTAAGGTCAATCCTTTGCCTTATGAGTTTGATACTGATACCTTCCTTGAGGGTCTTTATTACATTATCAGTGCATCAGGAGATCAAACAGGATTCACTTGGTCTGATTGTGTTGAAATGACTACTGTAACTGTAAACATGGCAGCAGTACTTAATGTTGGAGCAATAAGTGGCGCACCTGCACAAGTTTGGTCAGTTGAAGAAGTATCAGGAAGCGATCCAATTTTTGATGTAGTTATTGTAATTGATCCTGCAACTGGAGTATTAAATTATTTCCCAAGTGCAGCAGGTACTTATATCTTTAATGTGATCGTTACAAATGCCTTTGGCTGTGTATTTGGTCAGCAAGAAGTATCATTGACAATCGCAAACTGCTAATTAGGAATGGAGGAGTTAATTGGACAATTATTTTCAACTCTTATGGATCGGGAGATTCGTGAGGGTAAACTTGAGTACATTGAATGTGCAAGGGAAAAGGCAGAAGAGCTGGAGTACCATTTTGAAAATGAATATCCAACTAAACTCCTCCTTACTCAACATCCGAGTGAAGAGCCTTGGATGAAGGACTATCGAAAAAGGAGATGGCAAGCACCAACAACCACAGCCACAGGAAGAGTCTTTAACTTCCTGCAAAAGATTCAGCAGGCTGATGACTTTAAAATAAACTTTGAATCTGATTTTAAAAAGACTGGAGTTGCTGAAAGAATAGGCTTGCAGGATAATACCTTACAATTTTATGTTGAGAATGCTCTGCCTAAATTTGGAAGTCTTGAAACATGGGCTTTCAATGTATTTCTTAAGACCTATCTTCAGGATGCGAATGCAATTGTGGCTGTATTGCCTTACTTTGATGACTTCATTAAGAATCCAGCAGGAGTAACAGCCTTAGACTGGTCAAAGCCTTACCCACAGACAATTGAATCAGAAGACCTTATTTATGAGGAGGAAACTTTTGTCATTATTAAGGCTGAGGAATATGAGGACATGAACCGCAAAAAGTGGGATCAATTCTTGTGCATAACGATGGAGGGCTTAGTCCTGTTTAGGCAAGTCAATGAGTACACTTATGACAATCCTTTTCAAGTCTTTATTCTCCCTTATCAATTCTCCTACCTTCCTGTGGTTAAGGTTGGAAGTGTTATTTATGAGGAGGAAGATGGTCATTTGGTTTTTGATTCAGTGCTTGCTCCTTGCTTGCCTGCTTGGAATGAAGTATTATTTAGGACAGATGACCTGAACATCCTTTGGGCTACTCATGCCTTGCCTCAGAAGTGGGCATTAAAGATGAGCCCTTGTAAGACCTGCAATGGCACAGGGCAGAGGACAAATAGAAAGGAGGAAAGAGTAGGCTGTAATGATTGCCAAGGATCAGGAAGAGCCTCAAGCAGTCCATTCGGATTGATGGAGATAAACATTGACAGAGTTTCAGCTGTTAATCCTAACCCTATTGTTCCACCTGTGCCTCCGGCTGGATATATCGAAAGACCTACTGAGACAGTTAGGCTATTCCAGGAGGACATCATTCAGAAAGAATTTCAAGGATTTAAGGCTATTGGTCTTGAATTGCTTGGTCAGATACCAGCAGCTCAATCAGGGATTGCTAAAGAGTATGATAGAAAGGAGCTAAACACATTCTGCTACTCTGTAACTGTTCACTTGGCTCAGGTTTATAACAAGGTTTGCTTTCACATTCTTTATCAAAGATATAACAGCCTCTTTGCTTCCTCATTAATGGATAGTGATAAGGTTAAAGCAGCATTGCCTCAAATTACAGTGCCTACTGACTTTGATATCATGACCACTGACATGATTGGTGAGATGCTGACCAAAGCAAGACAAGGCAACTTTGACCCACTAATTATCTCAGGAATTGAGAATGATTATGTTGAGAAGCTTTATGGTGAGAACTCAATCCAGCAGTCTTACCTAAAGATTTTAAAGCAGCTTGATCCTTTGCCTTATAGGACAGTAGATGAGAAGACATTGCTACTTAACAGTCAAGGTTGCACTCTCCAGGATTATGTGCTAAGTGCCAACCTTCCAGCATTTGTGATGCAACTGGTGGATGAGAATGCTATGTGGTATGATTACCCAATTAATCTCCAAAGGGCGCAAGTTGAAGCAATGGCAGCAGCTAAAATGGGTGTAATTAAATCAGGCATTGTCCCTTTAATGAATGACGGCGAACAATCTACTCCTGCAATGGAGGCTGATAACCTTGGCAAGCTTCCTTTGGCAATCCAGCAGTTATCACTTGCAGCTGAGAGGGCAAATAAGGCAGGTAATGCAAAACTCTTTAAAGTCTTGAATGACAAAATAAACAATCTCTTATCTGAGATAGGTTAGGCACTATGGATGAAAAGCAGTTAGCCATCATCAGGAAGATTCAGCAGATACAGCTGGACATTGAGAATGGGATGGCTGATGCTTTGCCTAAAGTATTTAAAACTTTAAGTAATGAAGTAATTGACTTAGCATCTGAATTAAGTCTTGACCCAAAAGATAGGGCTAAGACCTTAAGAGAGATGGTCAAGCTCAAGAAAGACATTGCTGACACCATAGTCAATAATGCAGCTTATCAGACTGAGGTTGTGGCTGTAATTAATGGCTACAAAGCACTTGCTGAAGCTTCAAATGAATATCTAAGTTTAATCCTTGATGACTTTTCTCCGAAGACTGAACTTTATAAAGCCATTCTTGACACTAATATTGAAGTTACTAAGGATGCTCTTATAGGAGGAGGCATAAGAAACAATTTCAGCAATGCCATTCAAGAAGTCCTAAAGAGCAACATTGCTGGAGTAAGCAATCGGGCAGAGTTAAATAAGACTTTGAGGCAGTTTATTGAAGGCACACCGGAGGAATTGCCTTTTCTTAACAGATACATTAAGCAGACAACCAATGACTCTGTAATGGCCTTCAATGCAGAGTACATTCAGACAGTAAGTGAGGACTTAGGTGTTGAGTATTATCTGTATGCCGGAACAATCATAGAGGACACAAGACCATTCTGCTCGGCAAGAACAGGCAGATTCTTCACCACTGATCAGGTAAGGAAGTGGCCTGATCTAAAAGGTTGGCAAGGAAGGATGGCAGGCACTAATGCCAACACAATCTTTATTTATCGAGGAGGATATAATTGCAGGCATCAATTGTGGCCTGTCTCAAAAGAGCAATATGATGCAGCTTCTGAAGCTGGCAGAACAGGAGTCAAGTAATTACTCAAGCTTGAGCATCTTGTAATAAGGCTGAGGCACATGCTTTGCTTTTGGTGGGTGCTTCTTACTCCTGAATGGCCTGCCTCTGCCTACATAGGTCTCCCATCTTCCCATTGTCGCATTGTATTTATACCTTCTGTAGCAACTGGTCAGCAGTATGCACAATATAAGCACAGCGAGAAGCCTCATAGTGACTTATCATAGTTAAGCAAGTCAGAGATTGGAAGCAGATGCCTTTGCTCCACAACAATTCTAAGCCCATGCCCAAGGTCTTTAACCTCAGAAACCGAGTCAATTGATTCCTTTTTAATATATCCTAATATCTGCACTAAAATATCAGGCTCTGAACAATAGCACAAGACAAACAAGTCAGCAGCCATTTCCTTCTTGTTGTTGAATACAAGCCTACCAGTCTTATACTTTGTGGACTTGACTTGCACATTTAGCTTGCCTAAGTAAATGTCAGTCTCTCCTCCATCACCTTGCAGATTGATGGTTGTATCAAAAGGCAACCCAAGGTATTTGGCAACAGCATATTCACCCATTACACCAAGCATATCAGCTTGTTCTTGGGTATTTCCCCATCTTGAAACTGAATGTCTATTAGGTTTGACTATATCCTTGAGATAATGTCTACCTGAAGCCAATACTTTGAGAAACTTTATTTCTCTGTCTGTAAAAATTATCGACACTTCATAAAATGGTTTGCAATAATAAGGTAAAAAAAATGATATTTGTTAGTGAAAAAAGCAAAAACTGCTGGAGGTTCGCCTACTAAAATCACCTTTGGAAAAAGGAGAGAAGGCAAACATTCAAAAAGCCGAAAGCCTAAAGGAGGCAGGGCTAAGAAATACATTGGACAAGGAAGATAATGGCAGTAAAGAAGTTCAAGGCTAAGGTCAATGGCAAGACTGTTAAGTTCGGGGCTAAGGGCTATTCTATTGCTCCAGGCACACCTAAGGGAGACAGCTATTGCGCAAGATCAGCAGGGGTAAAAAAGTGTGCAAAGCCACCTTGTGCCAATGACCTAAGCAGACAGGCTTGGGGCTGTGTAGGCAAGAAGTCGGTTAAAAGTGCTGCCAAGAAATTCAAACGAAATTAATAACTTTACACTATGCAACTCAAGCATTTTACACTTGCGGAATTTGATTCTCCTGATGCTCCTGGTTCAGGGGCTAAGATGAAACCTGAGTTTCTTCAAAGGCTTGATAATGCTCGTGCAATTGCTAAGATTCCTTTTGGAATTAACTCAGGCTTTAGGACAGTTGCTCATAATGCTAAAGTTGGTGGTGTTGATTCCAGCAGTCATACAGAAGGATATGCAGCAGACATTGCTTGCAAGGATGGGGCTAAGAGATGGGTTATTATTAATGCACTACTCAAGGCCGGTATAAATCGCATAGGAGTTTCAAGTAGCTTTATTCATGCTGATTGTGACCCTACTAAGCCTGCCAATGTTATTTGGACATATTGATTAATGACTGCCGAATTAAAAGAAGAGTTAATTAAGTTTGGGTTTGACCTTCCAGCTTATGGGGTTATTATGCTCACAAAGATTGCTGACATCAATACCAGCAGTTTTTCAGACCTTGAAAAATACATGTATGATCATGGATGGCTGTGGCTTCTTGTCCTCAGGTTTGGAAATGTCATTTGGGATTTACACCACA